AGTATATAGATCACTGTAAAAAAGTAGCAAGTATATACTAAACTATCATTATCAATACTTTGTATTTTATATAAATATATAGATCCTATTTTCGTATGTTTTAATGTTTTCTAATGTAATTTAAGGGAGTGAATATTATGCCACATAAAGAAATTGAGTATGACGAAGTAGAAAATCTTGCAGCACAACGTTGCACTCAGCATGATATAGCGGTGTTTTTAGGATGGAATGTAGATGCATTTTCTACTCGGAAGAAGCATGATGCTAAATTAAGAGAAGCTATGCGCCGGGGATATGCTAGATTCAATATTGACTTGCAAAAAGCACAATTTACTAAAGCAATAACAAATCAAGATACTAAAATGTTAATACATCTTGGTACCTGCTATCTTGGGCAGAAAGAAAAGCTGGAGATATCCGGTGACGCTAAACATCCAGTCGCTATGTCCCTTGTGGACATTGTAAGCCGGGCAACAAAGGCCAAAGAGTCCGGGGAATTGGATAAGCCTATCGAGGATGAGGAAGAAGAACTAGATGACTATGAAAGCTTTGACTCTGAAGAAGAGGCTGATAGCATGGATGATACAACGGAATAGGAGATATAATAATGGGACCAGATTTAATTAATTATCATTATCATTATCCTTATGACTTTTATCCTTTAAGAATACAATTAGAGTCTATAGGACCAATTAGAAAACAAATGTATTTATATAAAGTTATATATACTTACGAGTCACATGATAATATAAATGTATATTATTCTCAAGATACTAAAGTAATATCTGATTTATTAAAAAATTATCCAGAAATTAGCGAAGATAATCAGCCATTCGCAATTGAGTACGTAGGTACCGTAAATGTTCCAGACCAAAAAGGAGAAACAAAGGAAGCAACTTGAAGATGATATATCGCAATTAGAATTTTATCAGAAAAATCCTGTTGCCTTCGCGACAGATGTACTCGGAGCTAAGCCGTGGTCTAAACAAATTGATATCATGAATAGCGTCCGAGATTATGAGAAAACCGCCGTCCGAAGTTGTAACGGTATCGGTAAGACTCATGTATCTGCTCTAATAGTACTTTGGTTCTTATATTGTTTCCCACCTGCGATAGTAATTACAACAGCTCCGACCTGGAGACAGGTTGAAGGCTTACTATGGAAAGAAATACGCATTGCGTATAATAGAACTAATCTCAGGTTAGACCCGGCTTGTCTCGGGGGTGTATTAGCTCACAAGTCTCCAGAGCTGCAAATCCAACAGGATGAGTGGTATGCAATGGGCATATCCACAAATCAGCCTGATCGACTTCAGGGATACCACCAGAAGAATATCATGGCCGTGATAGATGAGGCCGCTGGAGTGCCTGAGCCTATCCATGAGGCAGTTGATGGTATCTTAACATCAGAACATGCAAGACTTCTTTTAATAGGCAATCCGACTCAAATAGAAGGGTCCTTTTTTAATGCATTCTCAGCTCCGAAGGGCTGGAATACTATTCACGTATCTGCATATGATAGCCCGAATTTTACTGAGTTAGGGATCACCAGGGATGACATCAAATCCGGTGAGTGGGAAACCAAACTAAATGGTTGTGTTATACCATCACCTTACCTCATTAATCCAAGATGGGTTGCAGATAAGTATGTTATTTGGGGTGTAAAACATCCTGCGTATGAATCGAGAGTTGAAGGCGATTTTCCATCGGCGGGCAAAAAGAATGTCATTCCAATGGCCTGGATTGAAGCCGCTGTAAAACGTTATGCTAAGGCCAATAAGATACCAGATATATCAACTGTTAATACTGTTGAATTTGGAGTAGACGTTGCCCGATATGGAGACGACTTATCCGTTATCGCTGTCAGATACGATGAGTTCGTATTGCCAATGGTTATAATGTCAAAGCTAGATACAATGTATTTGACTGGAAAGATTGTCGAAGCCGCTGAAATTCATAATCCTAAATTAATTAAAGTAGATGAACCCGGCTTAGGCGGACCTATCATAGACCGTCTAAAGGAATTAGGATTGCCAGCTATAGGAATACACACTGGTAGAATCGCTGTCGATCCAAGACATTACAATAATAGTCGTACAGAACTATGGTTTAACATTAGGGATCTAATGGACACTGACCCTAGTAAGAACCCGAACCCGATGAGCATTCCAGATGATAAATATTTGTTTGGAGAGTTAGCAGGTGTTCAATACACTTACACTTCAGCCGGTAAGCTCGCGTTGGAGCCGAAGGATGATACGAAGGAAAGAACCGGGCGATCACCTGATAGGGCTGATGCGTTAGTATTAGCGTTTGCAAAGAAGCAAAAAGTTGGATTCGTAGTTGCCAAACCTCGGAATATTGGCCGGGTTGTGGCCGGTGGTAGATAGGCCATTCATGAAAAGTATTTTAGGAGATTAATATATGTTGCAAGAGATAGATAAGCAAGTATTGAAAGCTATTGATGATTTGTTTGACAGTTATCAGTACGGAATACCTGCAAGAGTGTTAGCCGATAAGGTAAATGACATTATTTCCGAACGTAGACTTGAACTTGTGTTAAGAGAACTTAAGAAAGATAAATGGATTGACTTTGCAGAAGGGACAGCCGGATCGCAAAGTATTTCCGGTGGTATCTATTCAATTAAGTTACTGAAGTTGGTGAGGTAACTATGCAACCTACAATCGACAATATTAATGATTACATTGAAAAGTACAAAAAACGTTCTGATGATAAATCTAAGCAGATTGTAAAGAATTTAGAAGCACTTAAGACCGCTATAATCAAGAGACAAACTGAAGGCGTGCAATACCTCGATACCGAAACCGGCACTATAAGGAGATTGAAAGTAGATGAATTCTCGAATATCATTAAAGAAACTTGAAAAGATTTGTAAACAGTACGACAACCTATACAAATCACTTACGTATAGTCCTAAGTACGGTATGGATGTATACCAATATGTTTTAACTAAAATAAATGAGGATGAAAATAATGGTATTGTCAGAGGATAATGTCAAATCTTTTTTAGACGAACTTTTAATACTTACTAAAAAATATGGTATAGAGATTGGAGGATGCGGGTGCTGTCAGTCTCCTTGGTTGACTCCTATTCGAGACTCAGAGGATAGAATTAAACATACTCCTTTGAAATATACTGTAAAAGAAATGATAGTTGATGATATTTTGTATGCTGATGATTTAACGTTAGTGTACGAATAAATTTAGAGAGTATTCAAGCACGCATACTCTCCAAAATATTTTATTGCGGCATCATTGTAGGCTTTCGCAGCATCGCGTTCGTTTTTGTAGCCTCCTAAACTTAAAAGCTTACCATCTATACGAATTCTAACGCGCCAATTGCTATCTCTCTTATTCCAGGATACGCCTTTATATATACTAGAATGTATACATTTCCGTCTATTATATGAGTTTTCTTTACTATTAGCTAATCTTAGATTATTTCTACAGTTGTTTAAACCGTTGTGATCGATATGGTCTACATGCTCTCCCTTTCGTAAAGATCTATTAAGTATTCTTTCCATGATATATCTATGCATATGTACGCGATGGTTTGGAGTTGATATATGCCTATACGCATAAATACTTTTAGACGCGCACCTAGATACCCAATTAAATTCTTTTAAATCTATATCTATATTGTCTATAATGCAAGTTTTTCCTTTAGTTAATTCAATCGTAATCATACGTAGTAATAAGCGATAATACTATTTAAAGTTAATGGTGAATTTATGGCAAGCAAAATAAAAAATAAAGGTGCAAAAGGCGGTACTACAGATCGTATCAAACCGACTACTGGAGGCTATAAACCACCCGCTACGACCGCTTCTCCAGTTGGTTTAGATGATCCAAAGGATATCTATTTCCCACCCGGTACGGTTGAATACGGCAGAACAGGGGTCAAAAGGTTCGGAATGTTCGTATTAGACGACTTCCTAGAACAACTACAAACCAGTGCTAAAGCGATAGCAGTCTATCGTGAGATGAGTGATAACGATGCTGTCATAGGCAGTATGTTATTCGCTATCAGGATGTTATGTCGCGGTACGCGATGGTATGTAGAATCCGGTGAGAAGAAGCCCGGAAAGAACGACGATGATGCAGTAGAATTTTTAGAGAGTTGCATGAACGATATGCAAACTCCTTGGGTTGACGTTATTAACGAAGCACTTTCATTCCTTCCTTACGGATGGGCCGTACAAGAAATAGTTTATAAACAAAGAGTTGGTTTTGAGGAGCAGGACCCCACTAAGCATAGTAATTTCGATGACGGGCGAATGGGCTGGAGAAAGATCAGCTTAAGATCACAAATTACTCTTTTCGGTTGGCAATTTGCGGAAGATGGTTCAAATGATGCAGTCGCTATGCGACAATTAAGCCCGCCAGATTTCAAGATGGTTGATATACCACTTGTTAAATGTTTGCATTATGTAACCGATTCGTCTAAGGGTAATCCTGAAGGTAGATCAATATTAAGGAACTCAGTCGAAGCATGGACTATCAGGCATCAGTTAGAAAAAATTGAAGCAATAGGTATAGAGCGAGATCTAGTTGGATACCCGGTTTTATATATTCCGGGCGCAATAATGAACTCTGAAGCTGAAGCTGATCAGGCAACTCTTGCAGAATATCAAGCATTAGTAACCGGCATTAGAAGAGATAGTTCTGAAGGTGCTATACTACCATCCGATACCGTTCTTGATATGGATGGAAAACCGACAGGCGTTAAACAATACTCTTTAGAGTTATTAACCTCCGGAGGACAAAGATCTATAAATACTTCGGAAGTAATTAAACGTTATGATACCAAGATACTTTCAACACTGTTAGCTGATATCATTAACCTTGGACATGATAACGTTGGATCATACGCATTAGCAGATGCAAAGAACAACGTATTTATTATGGCTATAGAGGCTTTCCTAGATATCATTTGTGAGGCGTTCAACAGGCAGGCAATACCTAGACTGTTTGCAATGAATCCGGAATTGAGAAAGAAAATAAAGAAGTTGCCAGTCCTAAAGCATGATCATATCAAAGGCACTGATCTTGAAGTACTCGGAAACTACTTGAAGTCTTTGAAGATGGCCGGAATACCAATCGTATTGACGGATGAGATGATCAAGTACGTCTACAATGCAGCCGAATTACCCGAGGCCCCTGAAGACGTTGCAGCACAAGCCAAAGCACAAATAGCTCAGCAACAGGCCGTTAAGAACCCGTTCATGCAGCCTGGACAGGGAGGCCCTGGAGGGCAACCTGGAGGACCTGGAGGATCAGGTAAACCGGGTGAGCAGTTCCAGGACATAAACCCTGAAGGCCCGGCACAATCTGAGAACCCGAACCCTACTGGAGACCAAACCCTAGAGCCTGAAGATCTACCCGGAAACTTTAGCTTTAGTGATCCGGGCGGATACGATGATTTCAATAGCAAAAAAGTAAGAAAGATGGAACTGCCAGAGGACCACATAACAACATCTGAAGCCCTTGATAAGAGAGCTTTGGAGATATTAAAAATGTCGTCTCTGATTGCCGAGAAAGCAATGCGACGAAATTTATAAGGTGAGATAGATGGCATACGAGAACGACATTCCAAAACTTTTTTCTACCAATGTTCTTAAAGACTTGGTAGAGAAGTTCGGTACCCCGGACGGTGTTCGCCGGTCGTGGGACACGCGAGGCAGAACCGGAAAGAAAGAAGATGAAAATGTAAATGCCACTTCAGGAAAACTTAAGGTATGTAATACGGCGTGTCAAAGCGTTTTAGAACATACTAAGAAAAATGGAGGAGGAACGTTTAAATTTGATGCAAGTGGCGAACCTATACCTCTTAAAGAAGGTATCGCAGTTGCAGAAGACGAAAGTAGAGGAGTAGTTGTAACTTCGAAAGCTTCCAAGAAGGAAGACATAGATGACTACATAAAAGAAAACTTTGATGAGTTATCCAGGCCCGGAAAATATCTAGGAACATGGGATAACCCGGAAGACGGCAAAATGTACTTCGACATTACAACCGTCTATCCTGAAGCACAATTAGAACATGCAAAAGCATCCGGAGCAGCACATCACCAGATAGCAGTTTATAACATAAGAACTGGTGAAACTATTCCTGTAGGTGGGTCCGGGGCCGTTAGCGGGGATCATGATAAGACAGTAAAAAAAACATATGGGTCAATAGGAGCATTAGGATTTTATGCATCAAAGGCTTGAAATTTTTATTGGGGATAATATTATACATGAAGGTGTAATAGAAATTCCTAATCATTTTACAGAACGCGAAATTAAGAATAGAGTTGAAAAATATTTTAACAGTCTAAACTTGTCTGGATTTCATGGACAAGGTAGAGTTGAAATAACTGAAATTGAAAATTAAGGAGGTAATAATTATGGCAGAAGTTACTACATTAGATAAATTTGAATCGCTAAAAGGATTTATTTTAGCAATATTAGGAATAGTATTAGCTCTTGGTATCGGTTTTGTTCCTGGATTAGCTCCAGGCGTTGCCGGTGTTATCGCCGGTTTTGGCGGGTCCCTTGCATTATCATACGCAGGATCACATTCAAAAACAGGCGCATTAGATGCAACTCAAAAGATGCTATCTGATACTATAACAATGCTGCAAGCACCACAAGTAACGACTCTCTTAAATAAAGTTGAAACTGGAAAGCCCATAGAAATGGCCGATGTACTCAATTTAACTCCAGTTGTAACCCCGGTATTTGGAGAAGCACAACAGGTTCTTCCTGAATTAGCAAAATTAGCGGAAGGAGATTTAGCAAAAGCGGCTACTTAGATCCGCTTTAAAACTTTTTTAGCTCTATTGGCCCATTGGAACGGCGACAGATCGCTAATCTGTAGAATCGTAAGGTTCAAGTAGGTTCGATTCCTGCATAGAGCGTTTAAGGATGTGGTATAATGGATGTATATGATATATTAACATACCTATATAATTTAAGAACTCAAATTGAAAGTATTAAAAGAGATCAAGCACAAGATCATGATAATACATACAAAAAATTAAAATCATTTGCATTCCCGGTAAAGACTGATGGACTGCGTTATCTTGTATGGGACTGCGTAAATAAACCATGTACCAAAGAAGAATACAATACAATTTATAATGGATTTAAAGATAGGTCCGATCATAGAGATAAATTATTGATGAATTTGTATAATAATAATTTCGATGATACTGGTTTAGTATCTACAGAAGATTATGAGACCCTTGATATGCTAGACGCAATATATCTAATTGAAAAGTTTTTAACTAAATTTATTTAAAGGTTGATTTTAAATGCCAGATATAGATGTAGATCCGGATGTCGTAGACGCTATGATAGCCGATATCGAAGCCGAACTAGCAAAGAAAAATGCGCTAGTATGGAGTATCATGTCTGACAAGACTAAAGAAACTTTTGAAGACGGTGCTAAATACGTAAAACCTAAGACAGTTAACGAATATGCTCAAGATTATATAAATGAGCGTGGCATGGAATTCGTAACTGAAATGACAAATACCGATAAGGATAACCTTAAAAACATATTTCTTGAGAATTGGGGAAGCCCTAAGAAGATCGGACAGGCAGTTGAAGATTCTTACATAGTGTCAAAAGATAGACTGGAAGGAATTTATCAGAACGAAATGCACATGGCCCGGCTCACCGGACAACTATTACAAGCTCAAGATAATGAGATGGATGTCCGAGATTGGGTCCCTATTGGTGATGAACGATCATGCGAAGTATGTTTAGCACTTGCAGAAGAAAACCAGGGAGTACCATTAGATGAGCCATATACAAATGGCGAAATGGTAGCACAAGGTCACATCGGTTGTAGATGTAAGGATAAGTTTAGAAAGATTACTGAAGTTGAAAAGGAAGCGATCGTTAAAGCACTGGTAGAAAAATTTGGAACTACCATAGGCGCATACCGGGCGTGGGATACTCGCGGGCGGGGAAGACACGAAGAAGAAGAAGATGATAGCGCAAAGCGAATGTCTATCATAAAGCCTTTCGTAAATGATAAACTGGCAATCAGTACAACTATAAAAGAATTGCCAAAGTCGCAAGTAACCGCGATCTATAATCAGTTAAGTAGCGCAGGGGTACAATACGATAAAGTAGATGGGGAAAGCAAACAAACCGCTATCCATCGAGCTATGACTGATCGCGTATATAACGCACTAAAAGAATCACATAAGTCCGGAGCTGACGTAGCCGGTTTAGACTGGTATAAAAAAGTAGGCGCTATATGTAACGATTGTGCTGAAGAGTTTCATACATCACCTCAGCAATATGCAGCCGCCGTTGCCGTCCTATCTGCAAACAATACATGGTCTAAGAAGACAAAGACTAAAGGAGAAGTTTTCTCTAACATAGAAATAGCGTCAGCCGTTGCAGAAATGCATGATGAAAATCCTGTAATGGAAGTTAATCAGGCTGATGTGGATAGATGGAAGAAAGGTCAAGTATGGCCGACAGGGATCAAGCCTGGAGACCTGGATCAATACGTAGGTAAGAAGGCCCATATTAGCGAGTTTCCATCTGAAGTCGTCGCCCTGGCAATGAGGGACGCAATTCAAATTAACCCCGATTTTGCGAACGCTAAGATAGGTCTAAAGTCATGGGCAACAGTCGCAAAGGCAGAGTCGATCTTTAGAGCCCAAACACAAGAGGACCTTAACAAAGTTGTAGGCGGATTGAAGATCCGATCATTTTATAACAATATGATGGGTTATGAGGATAGTCCTACCATAGATAGACATATGGTACGGTTCATGGCCGGAAATAACGAGATTAATACAGGCCATGCTAAAGACTTTCCAAGAGCTACTCAAAAGGCTGATCCTAAAGGCCACTGGAAGAAAGACATAGGCAGTTACCCGGCGTTCGCAGATGCTATAAGATCAGCAACAGAACGTGCAAATGAGGATAACTTATTTGGCAGGCCGGTTACTCCGAGTGATGTTCAAGCAATAGTTTGGTATAAACAGATTGAAAGTGCTCCAGTAGTTCATCGGGTACCAAGGCCGGTAAAAGAGAAGAAGCCTAAGACTGTTAAGCCCACAGCAATTAAATCGCATGTTCTAACTGATGATGAAATAGGTAAAATTGCAACTGCATTTAAATCATTACCAGAAGACGAACAAAATAGCGGTGCGATGGGAAATAAGAATTCTGACTTTAGATTATCAAAGATCGCAGAGCTGCAAGGTTTCGATGCAAAACCTAAGTTAGTTAGTGACAAAGCATTAGAATCTTATGCTAAAGAAAATAATATGCCTATTATGTATAGAGGCGTTAGTGATCCTAAGTATGTAGAAGCTTTTAAGAGTGAAACATATTGGGCCGGTAAAGGAATCACTGGCAATGGAACTTATGCAGCATTTGGGCCGGGTGGTAAAGGAACGGCTCTTGCTTATATTCCGTCAGAAGTAGATGGTGTTAACTATGAAAAATCTTGTCTTATGAAGATGGTATTAGATAAAGATGCAAAAATAATTAACTATTTCGAAGTACTTCCAAAGATAGCTAAGATCCGAGATAAATATAAGTCATCTAAAATAGATTACGATATGTTCAACGATGAAGGCCGGGCCGCTGCGATAATGGGATATGATGCGATACGTTTAGATCCTGATGAGGAATTTCTACAAGATCATCCGGAGAACGAATGGAGTAACATGATCATCCTTAATCGTAGCAAAGTGAGGGTTGTAAAATGAATGCAGAATTGAGTCGCCGGGTAGCTCGAATAGCTGAAACTCTAATCAGAAATGGAATGAGTTTCGAGGAGAAGTATCGACTATCCATATATTTAACTAAGGTTGACTCTTTTGAAGATTTACCTTCTCACTTCCAAGATTCTATAAAAGAAGCTGAGAAATCGGATCTGCATAAGTTCGGCACTCATGAAGGTCTTCTTGAAGCGTGGGACACGCGAGGGAGAGGCCGGAAGGAAGAGGACCCTAAGCCTGATGCGTCAGCCTGGAATAGTGAGGAAAATATTACAAATGATATATTAAGAAGTAATAATATTAATATGTCGTTAGACGGCGTGAAAAAAAGGTTATCCGATACTCTTATGAGTTCTGGCATTATACGATCACAAAACGAACTCTATGAAATTAAAAGAGAAAAGCATGATCTAATGGAAGAACAAAGTCAAATTAGAGAAAGAGTTGATGCATACTGTGCTGATAAATTAGTAAAGATAGCACCAAACGCTGACATAAGCTTATATGGATGTGATCCAAGTTTCGAAGTTCACATAACGGAAGAGGCCGAAAAACTTGCAAAAGAATATCCTAAGCAAATGCAATATCTGCATAATTTTCATACTGGAAGCGTATCAAATGAAAATGCATGGGCTGAATATAGTATACAGCATCAAGCAATAACTTTAAGAGATGAATCTTTTGCATCTTATAATGGTGGCAAATTTTATGGAGAGTTATCAGAAAGTGTTCGTACCGGGTTTCATCCTCCAGGTTGTGATTCACCGGATTCCGTGTTTTGTCATGAATTCGGACATCATGTTTACTATTATCTCGGAATGGATACATATGAAAAACCATTTGGAAGAGAGAATATTGCAGATAAAGTAATTCATCTACTCAATACGGAACTTAAGGATCATCCATGCTCAGAATACGCTAAGCACGATCGGGCAGAAAGATGGGCAGAAAGTTTTGTGAGTGTCTATTATACTCCTCCAGATAAACAAACTCCTGGAGTAAAGAAGTTAAGTGAATATTTGCATTCTGATGAGTGGCATAAAGAAGTAGGCATAACATCAATAAGAAAGTTCGGTACCTCAGAAGGACTTGTCCGGGCATGGGATACGCGAGGCCGGGGAAGGCATGAAGAAGAAGATAAAGAAATTGTTGATGATCTTGCACAATCTGATGCTATACGTAATAAAATACAAGCCTTAGCTGATATGGATCAAAGAAAGATCGTGATGGACCCAACAGTTCATTTTGAAGATTCACTTACACCTGAGCAACGTAAAGCCAATAAGCAAGAACGTGAAACCCTTATTACTCAAAAAAACATTATAGATAATAAGGTACTTGATAAGTGCTGCGATGAGTTTAAGAAGTTCGCTCCAAAATGCAGAGCTGATTTTACAGGGATATCTCCTAAGTTAGCTATAGTGATAACTAACGAATGTAAAGCACTTAATGATGATTACCCGAAGGATATGCAAACGTTGGCCGGTATAAAGGCCGGTGATCCTGGATGGGGTGCATATGCAGCATATTCAACTGAAAAAAGTGAAATAATATTAAGTGACCATTATTTTTCCGGATGGGCGCAAAAAGACTTTGATGAACATTTACAAAAAGATGTGGCATCAGGATTTCATCCAGCAGGATGTGATACGCCCGGCGCTCTGGTTTGTCATGAATTCGGACATCATGTTTACTATGAACAGTTACGGGGATTAAAAGATCTTACGTTATCGGAATCACAAGATAAAATAAATGCTAATCCAGTACAAGCAGAAGTAAATAATCTTGAATATGGAGAATTGGAAAGTGAACCATGTTCTGAGTACGCCAAACAAAATAATGCTGAAAGATGGGCCGAAAGCTTTATGAGTGCGTATTACACGCCTCCAGATAAGCAAACTAAAGGAGTTAGAAAATTGACTCAGTTACTAAATAGTCCAGAATGGAAGGCGATGCACAAATGACAATAGACATCTATAAATAGTATTAATGCAATATCATCCCATAGGAGAATACGATTTTTATGAGAAAAGGTGAACTTTTACAACGTTGTGAAATAGACGTAGCCGATGGAATGAAATGGTGCTCAAAATGTCATAAAGTTAAGCCAGTAGTTGAATTTTATGTTAGAGATGATGATTACATAACAAAAATATGTAATACTTGCATTTCTAATCATCAACGAGACTTAAAAACTTTATACCCTACTAGATATTGGGCTATGTATACAATTCAAGATCATAAAAAAAGAGGATGTTTAATTACATTGTCGCGTATTGAATTGGAAACATTAGCTAACAATAGTCAATACTGTAATATTTGTAATTGTGAATTGAAATGGGGTACTAACAAAAAATCTACTCATGATAGTCCTACATTAGATAGATTAGATAATTCTAATATTATCAACATTGATAATATTCAAATCATATGCCGTCGATGCAATACCACTAAAGGAGATAGATCAATGAAAGAATTTATTAAATATTGTAAACATGTAGCAAATAAATATGGTGATGACATATGATCGGGCGCGCACCAATATGTATGACTTGTGGATACTACAACAGGAATGACACTAAACTATCCTGTAAGGCATATCCTGATGGTATACCTGATCCTATTGTTTATGATACAGTGGATCATCATTTTCCATATAAGGGCGATCATGGTATTCAATACAAGACCAATGAAGAAGTTGAACATGATGAAGAATTATCGAAAGTGTTCACATCTCCAGTTCTTAAAGAACTTATAGAGAAGTTCGGTACTCCGGAGGGCCTTAAGCGAGCATGGGATGAGAGAGGCCGGGGAAGACATCCTAAAGATGAACCTACGACAGATAGACAACCGGCTCAAGAAGATACTCAGAATGCCTCCAGGAAGGCACCAAAGGGCCAAGAGACACCTAAAAGCAAATCGCCAAGGGATTTATCACAGAGCGCACAAAAGCTTATAGAGGGCCTTCCAGATGATCCTAAGAAGATCACTCATGAGCAGTACATGAAACAAGCTACCATTGCGGATATTCATGAGGACATGAAGACTGAGTTAACCAAACTCGTTTCAGGCACCGACGTAACCCGGAAGATGAAGAAAGTGGCCGGGCCTATGACTCCAGATGCAGCCAATGACATCATAAACAATGCTAAACTTAAAAGCCAGATGTATGAAAATTATTACTGTGGTCAAACTAACCGCTTAATGAGGGATCACATAGATAGGCTTGATAAACTTATTAAGGACCCGGCTTTCAAGGATATAAAATCTGAGGATCTAAATGTATTTGTTCAAGATACTATTGACAAAATGACGTATCAAGAAATACAATCTAATCGTAATTCTTTTACAGATCATGGTATAAGACATCTTGAAGGAAACATGGAGCGTCAAGAAACTATGATGAAAGCTCTAGGCGATCTTGATCCAAAAGAAAAGCTAATGTCAATCGCTATCATGGTAAATCACGATATCGGTTATGATACGCCGGTTGTTAGAGCTGGAGGGGTCCGAGGAATAGTTGCAACAGGTCAACACCCGGAAATGAGTGCAAATATTTTCGAAGGTGAACGAAACGACTGGAACAAAGATAAGATCTTCAGTTCTAAAGAATTTGATAGAATGAAGGAGATCATAAGAACCCACGACTCACCTCTATTAGATAAGAAGGATGTTCTAGCAACTAGCACAAGACTCTCTGATAATCTTGCACTCTTCAGTACCGAAAAGCTTCCATCAGTATTTGAGTATGTTCAAAATGGAGCAGAGCACTTGGAATCTATGGGTGAGGCCGCAAAGACCAACGATATCAAAGCATTTACCGCACAACGTTCTCAGCTATGGGCGGACATAGATGCAGATACCAGACTCAGCGACAACCTTAAGAGAGACCTAAAATCGGCTACAGCATCAATCGATAATATGACTCCTAAGTTTAGTTTAGGAACTTTGGCCGGTGAGATATCCGACATCAGTAAGAATAAATCAGGCGGATTAAACATTGAAATAGATTATAATAAGTTCGACTCTTTTCTCCAAAATCATTTTGACATGGGACAAAAGCAAACTAAAAAATTGCTGGAAACTTATGGCGAAACCGACTTTACTAAAGACGAATATGATCTAGGCGACTTTGTGCATATCAAGATCAATAGACCTAAAGAGGATAGTCCGGATAAACAAAAATCTGAGAAGAAATAAAATCGTGAGGCAATAATAAATGATCCCTAAATTTAACATGCAAAAGGTACATAGAGTACTACATAATGCGATTGGTAGGGCTTATGGGATCAGCCCGCCAAAAGATGATATAGCGAAGTTTGGTACGCATCTAGGTCTTCTTGAAGCATGGAATACAAGAGGGCGAGGTCAAAAGGAAGAAGAGAAAACTTCTGAAAACCCAAGAGATTTATTTGATTATGATAGTATTTTTAATAGTGTATCAAACATTTTTCAAGATTATCAAAACTTCGACCAATATCCTGAAGAAGACGAACCCGGTTTAAGACGAACATTAACTCAAAAGTTAGTTGGACAAGTTGGTAAGAAGCATGTAGATCAAGTTGTAAACGATCTTATTGAAGACCATAGGCCACAAAGTTTAAAAAATATGCAAGCCTACGAATCATATTTAAGAACGAATGTATATACTCCGGTTGAAAATGAATTTCTTGATAATTGGACTGAGCATTTTGAAGTTACAAATAGCTACTTATTTGGAGGTTTAGAAAATTATAAAAATCAACCTTTCTATTATGAACCTAAACTTAAAGAAGCAAAAAACAATGTTAGTATATTAGATGGTATATTAAATAAGTCCATACTTCCTCAAGACGTTGTTTCCTATCGAGGTATGGATGTAAGTAAATGCCAAATTACTTTTCCAAAAGGTTTCGAAACTGGAGATAAATTCGAATATAAAGGATTCATGGCTACAGCATTAGATAAAAGTTGGGCCTTAGATTTTGTGCATGGAGACAATACATATAAAAATAAAAATATGTTATTTGAAATACATGCCAATAAAGGTATACACGCTACGTACATGGACAAAAATTCGATAATGAACATTCGCGAACGAGAGCTTTTAATAGAGCGAAATACCAAATGGAAAGTGATATCAACACGAAATGAAAAATGGAAATCTTATGATGTGAACGTAATTGTTATATCACCCCTGGAGGAAGATAAATGAAGAATCGTTTTTTAATGGACCCTGATGGTATTGTCATCATTAAAGACGATGTTCAAAAGTTTGGAACTCCGGAGGGACTTGAAAGGGCGTGGGATACAAGAGGGAGAGGCCGGAAGGAAGAAGACGAAGCAACTGGAACATTTAAAAAAATATCTGACGAAGTAGACAATGAAACTAGATATTCTAAATATTCAGAAAAAGACTCAGAATTTACAATCGAGACTGATAAAAGTGATTTAAGTCCTGAATCATATTTAACACTATTAAAAAATATACCTAGTTTTCTGCGATCTCCTGTTGCCGGATACACATTTACGTCTAAACTTCCAGTCGATTCGAAAGACAGCATCATTCCAAAAACCGCTAACTACGACCCGGATCATATGTGGATAACCGTATATACTAATGACATCGGAGGAGATGCATACCGGAATTTATTACATGAATGCGCTCACGCATACGATGCTGATAATGGTATTTCAGATAATCCAGCATGGAAAAAAATAATTTCTACCCCGGATGAACATTGGGCAACCGAAGGAAATTATAATGCTAAAGAAGAATTTGCATGGTCAGTAACTAAGTTTTATCAGGACCCTAAAGCATTTCATCATGAACATGCAAAACGATATAATTTTTTGAAATCTATTTTAAAAGATACCCCTGGCAATATAGAAGCATCTAATTCTCCAGCTCCAGAAGGAAGCATAAGTAGAACCTGGAGAGATAACCCTGGAGGCTCATGGTTGGCCGAAGAACGGGCTGACGATGAAGAGAGATACCAGAATGGCCGAAGAGTCCCTGGAACCCCTACAGGAGGGTTTGAAGGGCATATGCCAATGGAAATGATAGGTAAACTCCCTGGACTCAATGACGAGCATCTAAACAGGCAGATTCTTCATGATTTCAAATCGGACCCTATAAGAGACTCAGTAAAGTCGGAAGGCATCAAAGAAGCGGTGTTTATTAACGTAAATCATCGAGGAGATGCATTTATCTCTGAAGGCAACCATAGAACCGCTTTAGCTCGCGAGTTTGGATTCAAATCAATTCCGGTTGAAGTAAGATACTATGGAGGCGGTGAGGATGTACCGGGTCCCTGGAACTTAAAGGATCTTGAAGCTAAATTTTCTACTGAAGAAAAGAAACCAGAAAAAGCATCACCTATTGATACAAGGTTTTCAGATAATAAATTAATTTCTGACTATTGTAATAAGAACTATTCTCCTAAATTATTCCAGACATGTACTTTTCACGTTAGCCCGTTTGAAGATGCTGGAGACTTTGCCAGTGACAACCAAGGCGACTTCGATATTACTTTCAATAAAGCTTTAGTTGATGAAAAATCTTTCGAAGCTCACAAGAAAGCAATTTACGATAAGGGTGATGAAGAGTACACTGTCTCAAATAAGTATGCTTTAAATAAAGGTATGGAAACATACCGAAAGTTTACAATTGATCATGAGGTAGGACATCTCAAACAAGCACTATTAGAACGAATTGATGGCGATGACAACATTAATAATTTAAAAGATCAATGGAAAGTAATTTGTAAAGGAATCGTTGCAAGAGGAGAAATCGTAAGTGAGTACGGATTAACTAACTATGCAGAAGAGTTTGCAGAGATGCATTGTGCATATGTAAATAATATTACTATTCCAGACGAAGTATTTTATTATATGAAATCAGTAGATAAGGCCCTGGAGGGATATCAGTGACACTTCCATTTTTTAGAGTTCCACATCCGGAATCAGAGTTAGAAAAAATTTACAAGGATTCCAAGATAAAAAAGTATGGCACGCCTGAAGGTCTTCTTGAAGCGTGGGACACGCGAGGGAGAGGCCGGAAGGAAGAAGATGTAGATATTGGAAGAAGTAAAAATTATGTAGATGTAAACTTTAAGGAATCTGCAACTCCTCATCCTCGATACGGGCCACAAGTTAAAGTATTTGAATCTGGACAAAAGAATATAGGTCGTGTTAACATTGCTATCGATCCTGCAAATCCTAAAAAAGAAGAGATTATTAACACTCAGGTTATCCCTATAACAAATAAAGTTAGTCAGTTAGTTGATAAGTATGGAGGCCGGGGATTAAATGATTTCACTATTGCAAACCTTCCAAGCTCCGGATTTATGTCGCAAACATTCGCAGCTTATTCGAATGACAGAAACGAACTTAAATTAACGGCGGGCCTACTTAATCCGGAAAACCGGGCTAAAATGGTTTCCGAAGTTGATTGGTATCTAAAAACTTATGGACTGTATGCAAATTCCTCCGATCCAATAGCAGTTAAAAATATAGATGATTTGGCACCGGCAATAATTACACATGAACTAGGGCATAAGTTAATGGCAGATATTAACATTCAAGCCGGTTTAAAACAAAATGAAAAAGTTGTCAGTACATATAGATCGTCTATGACACCTTTAAGAGAAGAACTATCTACAATAAAAAGTAAATATAGTATGTCATGGAAACCTATGAAGCCGGAAGATGAAACTCGGGTAAAAGAAATTGAAACATCTATGCGTAAGATTAAAACTCAGTATTCTAAGGAGCGAAATAAATTCTTCTATACAAAAGAATGGAATAAACTGTATAAAGAAGAAGCTAAAGCCGGTTGGAAAGTGCCAACGAAGTATGGCAAAGTAGATAGTGCTGAAGGGTTTGCTGAGTGTTTTACTCTTCATGAATACGGGTATGACAATCTGTTAACTCCGAAAATTTCTGAGTACATTGAAAAAGCTAAGAAGATGGTGAAACCATGAGCATCGATGCTAAGCATAAAACGGTTGCAGAACTTCGCAAAATGAAGGAAGATGAAGAAATGAACGAACTAATGGAAAAGGCGGGATCTGTATAAAAAAGAAGCAAAACATAGTTACAAAGATTTCTAAACAAAGACTCATGGACCTTTACAATGAAACTGGCACTCTCGGAGGAGTTGCAAAAGCTGTAGGCTTAACACTTCCAGCTTTAAAGAAAATTTGGTACTCCGAAGTGAAAGTTAAGCCGTGGGTATTGACAGAACCCCGATGTCCTATCACAAGGAAGCAAAAAATAGACCCTCTTTATATCGATATACATCATGAAGATCTTTATAAGATAGGTGTCGTAGCAGATACACATCTTGGAAGTAATTTTCAACAGTTAGACAGTTTGATAGCTTTTTACGATTTATGTAAAGATAAAGGCGTAACTACTATACTTCATGCCGGGGATCTCATAGATGGAACTAACAAATATGAGAATCAAAGAGATAAATCTTTTCTTCATGATCCGGTACCAATATTTGAGTATGTTAGAGATCGATATCCCAAAATTCATGGAATCACGACACATTACATTATAGGTAATCATACTATAAGCGAGTCATCAAAATATGAGGATTATGGAGACTTACTTACTAAGATGAGGCCGGATCTCATATGTCACGGTATCAAGTCCGCTACATTTTCATTACCGGATGAAACAAAAATACATCTTCAGCATGGAGCCGGGAAGAACAGAGTATATCCGAGTGAGTTGGTTTTGTTAGGTCACTGGCACAGATTCGTAGATGTTCAATCCGGATCTAGCAGAATGATCCAATGTCCATGCTTTCATGACTCAATTTGTAAACCAGATTACTTACCATCCGATATAGGCGGTTTAATCGTCGATATAAATACGAATAATATACATATAGAATATATTAAATATGACAAGTTATTGTATAATTATTAGAGGTAATATATGACTAATCTTATTATAGGGTGGAGAGGAGCCGGGAACCCGCCGTCGCCGTGGGCTCGATGGACTGATGGGGATGGTCGATATCTCCGGTTTACGGCAACAGTTGGAGACGCCAAAGCAAAGGCTGGTTCCGCTACCCACACACATACTGTAATTAATTTGTCCGTTGCAAATCCAGGAGAAGTTGCTGGTGCCAACCCACTAGGATCACAAGCATTAGAAAGGAACCATACTAATCACGGTGTTGGTTCATCATCTATAAGTTCCGCAAATAACGATCCAGAATATTATTCGTTTGCATTAATTTATATGGATCTTGCAACGTGGGAAGCAAGTGAAAGGAGATTCCCGCAAGACGCATTAGTATTTTCCCAAGGAGCATTATCTTGGTCAGAAGTTTCGCGTGACACGAGCGCAGACGGCAAACTTATCATGTTGAGTTCTACTCCCGGACAAGTTGGCGGAACTGCAAATAGAAGTCATAATGCTACTGTTACTTTAGGAAGTGGCGACGGTTCGGCTTCAATATACGTCGTGACATTGAATGCTGGAAATTATGAAATTGCTGCTAATCACACACACGGAGTTTCTGGAACAATAACTTCGAGTGCATTAACCACAAAACCTGCAAGAATTACAACCAGAATATATGCAGCAAACGTATTAACAACAAAAGCACTTGCAGGAGTCGTTTGCATGGTAGATGATACTCCGTCTGCGAACTGGACTATTCTTAGCTGGACTGGCAAGTTCCTAGAAAGTGCAAATACAGATGCAACGTCAACTGGCTCTTCGACACAAACACATACTGGATTGTCGGGAACTTCCGGGATACCAAGTAATTCTGGATCTCAAGTTTACAGCTATCAAGCATACAGTGAAGACAGCGCAGTTTTGCGTACGCACACACATACATTTACCTTTGATTTAGGATCTGCAAATATTGAGCCACTGTATTATAATTTAGTTCCAGTTAGTTTAAATAGCACTTTGGTTCATAACACGGCTCCAAACACTCCGAACACTCCAACTGGAAATACCACGGGAATAATTGGGCAATCATTATCCTATCAATTTTATGATACAGATCCAGAAGGAGACAATATTCATTATTATATAGATTGGGGAGATGGAAATGTCAGTGATATAGGACCATATGCATCTGGAGCTACAGGAACCGTAAATCATAGTTTCATGGCGGCGGGTACATATTTAGTAAAAGTCAAAGCTTATGATACATCAAACGTATATTCTGGATGGTCAAGTACATTATCGGTTTTAATTATAGACATAGCTAGTAGAGCACAATTAATAGGAATAGGATTTTAAAGGTGTAAAAATGCCAGTTATAGAATGTACCGAAAATGGGAAACCCATACAAAAATGGGGAGAATCAGGCCACGGTTACACTTACAAATCCGGCGATGAAAAATCAAGGAACGATGCTAGAAGATTAGCATATATGCAGGGGTTTGCTGAGGCAAATGGTAAACTTGAAAAATCTGATATGTCGGAACTTGTCGAACTAATCAAAAATTTTGACATGGAAGATGTGCATGTAGATGAGGCTTTAGGAGGGGTCAAAGATGGCCCCTCAAAAAAGAAGAAAAAGTCTCGAATCGTTGAGCCGGATGAGGATGAACGCGAGGAAGAGAACTTAGTAACTAAAGAAGTCAAGGTAAAGATTTTCAAGTTTGATGAGTACAAGCATGAGGTATTTGGGGTTGTGCTAGAGCCCTGGAGTATTGATCTTCAAGATGATATTATATCACCAGGAGAGATTAAGAAAGCTTCCGATCTCTATATGATTAACTTCCAAAAGTTAAATGCCCATCACAAGTTTAACGTATCAAAAGCTTACATTTTGCAGAATTATATTGCTCCATGCGATTTTCAAATGGATGGTCAATTAGTTCTAAAAGATTCGTGGGTGCTGATTACTAAAGTTCTTGATGAAGATATCTGGAAGCAAATTGTAAACAAAGAGATCACCGGATATTCTATTGGTGGTAGAGGAAACCGCAATGAGATTTATAAAGAAATTTTACTAAAATATGGAACCCCCGAAGGTGCAAGAGCAGGATGGGATATTCGTGGCCGTGGTGAACACGATGATGAACTAAAACCTTCCGATCTACAGCATGAAAAAAACACAGATGCTATGCCAAATAGGTCCGGGAAGAAAAGCAAGACTAAAGGGCGATATATGACAGCCACAGATGGAAAGAACACTTTAAAAATAGTTGGTAGTCCTGGAAAAAATGAATACCAAATATATAGAGTAGTTGGAGATGAAATATCCGGACCCAACGCAATCTTACAGAATCTTTTAGCAGGCGTACCTAAGAAAGATGTTAAATCTGTAGCTAGAAGGATATTAGAAAGTGGAAATGTGGAACCAGGAGCACATCAAGCTAAACATTTACACGGTGATTAAATGCCAAGAATTTTAACTGACGTAGAGGTTGAAGAAGTCTCTTATGTCAAAAAAGGCGCGAACAACAAAGTGATTATATTTAAATCAATAGATGAAAACGATGAGGAAGATAATATGAAGAATATTGAAAAAGCAGCAGCAAAGAAACCAGTAGATGAAGAGATGGATGACGAAGAAATGGACGACGAAGAATGCGATCCCGCAGACGCAAAAGGACCTGCAAAGAAGAAAGGAAAACTTCCATTTCCTGTAGCAAAGTCCGTTGACGACCTTGAGAAGTCCTTTAATGAGAAGCTAGAAGTTCTCACCAAGGCTTATGAGAAGTCCGAGGCAGAGCGCAAAGAAGAAATGAAAAAGTCCGCCGCTACAGTCGAAAAGAACGTAGCTCTTGAAAAGGCTCTGCAAGTTGAACTTAATGCAAGAGTCACTAAGGAACACGTAGATATCGCTGAAAGGGATTACTCCAGGATTGCACCCGCAGCCGAGTTAGGGCCGGTAATGAAAGAAATATCTGAGAAAGTTGCTCCAGAGACATTCGGAAAAATTACAGGATTCCTTAAGGCCGCTTCAGATAGGATCGATGCAACTGCATATACCGAAATTGGTAAGTCCGGTGTTATACCCGGTTCTGTCGTAGAAAAAGTAAATGCGTTAGTTAATGACAGAATTGCGAAGTCCGCTGGATCTCTTACGAAGGCAATGGCAGAAGCTCAAGTATGGGGAGAGCATGTTGATTGGTATGATCAATACCAGAGAGAAATGAGACAACATTAATGGTGATTTAAATGGCAGCTTTATTCGAATCTAACACCGGCGAAGGTGGAAAGCCTGCCGATACTTCTCTTTTTGCAGCTTACGTTGACCTGAGTGACTATCAATATCATATTGTCAGTCAGAGAGATGGCACTTACATTATTCCAGCAACAGCAAGCACCGTACCTTTTGGCATATTGCAAAATAAGCCAGTAGCCGGACAGATGGCAGTTGTTAGAATAGATGGCGTTTCAAAGCTTCGTGTTAACACTGGAGGCTTAGCAGTTGGCGAC